GTTGTTTCAATTTGTTAAGGACATGCCAAATAGTAAATTCTATTTTGATGGCAAAGAGTTGGATAGGAATGACATATTACATAATAAAGGTAAAAAAATTCCTACAGTGTGGTATCATGGAACAACATTTGAATATGCATTAGATATATTGGGCAATGGGTTAAGGGCGAAACCAGAAAAAAGTTTGTATAAGATAAAACATGATAAAACCGTGTTCATGTCTAGTAATTTTAGACAAGCTAAATGGTATGCCGAGCATAAGAGTCGAAGAAGCTATGGTTCTTGGGCTAATAAGCCATGTGTACTAAAAATAGATGGTAGCAAAATAGATAGCAATAAAATAGTATATGATTATGATGTTTACAACGCCCATGCAATTGATAGAAATGACTCTGTTTACAATGACAGAATGGGTGAATTGGGTTTGACATATGATAGAATATCTCAAACCATTACTAAGCCCACTGACCCTAGGAAATATATGAAAGTTGGCTATAGAGGCATCATAATGCCAAACGCTATAACAAGCGTCTATTTAGTATCATATAATGGTGATACAGAGATGACACCAACTGATTTTGTGAAATATATCAATGACACATATGTTGGTTTTGATAAGGATGACATGAAACTGCTTAATATGAATGAGGCAGCACCAGAAGTGGATGAATATGAAATTGGTGCTGAGAGTGATAATCCACCAGTAGGTGGTAACGGTTATCATATCAATGAATCTGCTAGTTTCGATTCGTCTGAAATTGGTGCGGTCAATTATTCTTGGGATTTTGACGAAGATGAATATCAAGAATGGCTACAAGAGGCTGAATATGAGAACACGCAAGAATCATTGATGGAATATATTAATGATAATGTTACGTTTGAACTAGAATATCTCGATAATGAGACCTATCATACATGCGGTAGTGACTACGTGGATTATAATGAATTAGAAGATATGTTTGGTAGTAAAATGCAAAACGAGATTTTAAAAACTTGCATGAATGATGGCAGTGGTACATTTGAAACTGTTAATTTATATTCTGGCGATGACGTGGATGTGAGTAACAAAGATAGCATCAACAATATGGCTATGAAACTACTAAGGCATGGCGACTACTTCAAGGATTGTAGAGGCTTTATCTTGACAAATGGTGTTGTGGTATACACGGAAACAGAACATAATGAAATATGTAGGATACCAAACATAAACAATAAATTTGATTTTATAAGAATGGGTAATATTAGGGTATTGCCCAAGTCAATTGATATTGGTGACAAACCAACAAGCGAACAAAGAGACGTGCTAAGAAGAGTAATTGCTTCTTATGCAGATGAGGAATTATATTTGGATATATACCAAGGAAAAAGTAGCATTGGAGCAAAATATATGCACCCAGATTGGAGATATGTTATGGGAGAAATTGACAGGTTTTATTCAGAAGGCATAAAGCCACAAGGAAATGAATATTATGAGTCAAGAAATAAAAATCTATTAGATGGTTTAAGCATCAATGAATCTGTTAGTTTCGATTCATCTGAAATTGGCGCAGTTATGGATATTAATGCAATTGCCAAAAAAATACAAACCAAAGGGAATAGTTCATATATTTTAACAAATGGTGAGGTTATAACTTTTAGAGACCATAATGAAATATCTAAAATAAACGGCATGACTGTTGGTAAATTCTTGAATTTAGGGAATATAAGAATTGGCAACCTTGGAGGAATAGAATTAATTAAAAAACCGACGAAAGAGCAAATAAAACCATTGAAAAAACATATCATAGAATTTAATGGAAGCCTATTTTTGGACATTGCCTCATATAAAGAGGGGAGATTTTATGCAGAGATGATATGTGGCGCAGAATACAAAAATGCAAACCCTAATAGAATTATAAACGATATATTAGCATATTTTGATGAGGGGATAAAACCTCAAGGAAATCGTTTCTACGAAAGCAAAAAAAATAAAACGCAAATAATAGAAAATAAATATGACGATTTGTTTAATAAGGCAAATTACGACCTACAATATTTTTTGAAACAAGGAAAAGAAAAATATGGACTTGATGGCTGGTATAGAAGCTCTTGGATGGAAAAGACACACCCAGAAATAAGTGTAGACCCAAAAGATATTAAGATATATACAGCATTAAATGATAAACTCCATAAAATTACTAAACTTTGGACTGACGAAGATAACAAAGAAGAAAGAGAAAAAGGTTTAGAACAACCAAAAGAAAATTATGATATTATTTCTTTGGCTATCGAAGAGTTTGGCTTAACTAGCAGATTAAGCCAAGCTGGATATATTCTTCCAGATGGTAAATTGTTGAATTTGGGAAGTGATGGCTATAGAGAAACAGACCATAGGCAAATAGCAGCTGTTTATAAACAGAATGGGATAAAAATATGGAATGACGAGTATCGCTATAACTACGTTGTTGATTTTATGAATCATGGAGCAATTAGATGTGATGTCAATAGCGGAATACTTGATATGACGAAAGAGCCTACAAATGAACAATTCTACGCAATAAAGGATTTTGTCAGAAAGGCTGTTGACGTTGACATAGATTTTACCGATGACAAAGGAAATACCTTGCATTCAGTTTCATATTCCGATGCTAAACCCCAAGCTGTTGTTGCGGATATAATGAGATATTATGAGGATGGAATAAAACCAATGGGAAACGTGCAGTATGAAGCAAATAATAATGAGAAACATATAGTTGAAAATTTTGATTTTGAGGTAGATAGTTCTGAAATAGATTTGTCTTCATTCAAGAAAAAACATGAATTAGTTCCAAATATATGGAAACCAGATGGTAAACTAGATTCAAGAATTAGGCTTAAGCTATTAGACATTGCAGACGATTTTTGGAAATATGTAAACTTGACTTGGGTTGAGCCTAGCGGCATAATATTAACTGGTTCAATCTGTAATTTCAATTGGTCTCAGTATTCTGACATTGACCTACATCTTATCGTAGATTTTGATGAGATTGATGAGAAGACAGAGTTTGTCCGTGATTATTTAGATGCAAAGAAAAATGAATGGAATAGTGAGCACAGTGGCTTGCAAATAATGGGATACCAAGTGGAATTATATGTTCAGAATTTAGGAGAAATGCCAGAATCAAATGGTATTTACGACCTTGAGGAAAATGATTGGATAAAAGAACCAAATCCAGATGACATTAAATCAATTGGTCTTAATAAATTTTCCATAAAAGACAAAGCAGCCAAAATTATGACCATTATTGACGATATGTATAATGCTCTTAATGCTACAGACGATTCACATAAGATTGAGACAATCGGTGATGATGCTCAGTACCTTTGGAAGAAGGTTAAGGCGATGCGCAAGGCAAGTCTTGAGAGCAATGGTGAGAGTGGAGCTGGAAATATCGTCTATAAGATTCTACGTAGGACACAATATCTTGATAAGTTATTCAGATTATTCTCAGTCGTATATGACAGAAATAACTCAATAGTTGAATCAGTAGAGAGTAATAACAATGTTGATGTGTTTGCGTTGGCTAAAGAGAGATTCGGTGTCACCAATGATATAAGAGAATGTGGTTATATACTTCCAGATGGTAGCATGCTTGATTTTAGTGGAAGACACATGGTAACTGGAAATACTGATACCTCTCACCTTAGAGGTAGAAGGGGTGTTGACCACAGAGACATTGGAGACCTTAATTGGGATGCCGATATGACCACTAAAAGCGGTTTAAACATCAATATGGCAGACTTCATTAGAATGGGCGCAATAAGAATCCATTGTTCAAACACTTGGAGTTCTATAAATCTATTTAAGAAGCCTACTAGGGAGCAAGTTAACCCAATGTTAAGGTTAATACAATATAGCAAGGGTAATGTAACTGTAGAAATTGGTGATGGCGATAATTCATATGAATATGCTGAATGGGATGAAGCCAATTCAAGAAGGGTAGTGAATGACATTATAAGATATTTTGATGGTGAAACAATTAACCTAGTAGGAAACGTTACAGAATCAAAGGTATATGATAAGTCAAATTCAATCACGGAATCCAAAAGCAAAAAGAAAAAATATACTGTATATATTGACGGTAAAAAAGATGATACATTTTCTGATATGAATTGGAAACGTAAACCAAAAGTTGGTAAAGGGTTTTATTACGGAGGAGCAGTTTTCAAAATAAAAAAAGTTACAGATGATTCAATATATGCGATAGAAGAGTCTAAATTCAATGATAAAGAAATTATAAAAGAATATTTAGAGAAAGATTACAATTTGCCATTGTACAAATATTTCAAATGGGCATCTACGGCATCTTCTTGCGAAAAAGCAAGAGATTTAGCATATTCTTGTTCTTGTTATATAGACGAATATATTAAAAAAATTTATTTTAGGTATTCGGAATTTGAAAATTTGTTAAATGATGGTGAGTTTTATTATGAAGATGAATCATTGGTTGAAATGTTTTTAAATATGCTTGAAGAAAACAAACTATGTGACCATTTTATAAGCATAATGCAAGATATTGTGAATTATTATGAATTACCTTCGTGGTGTACTATGAATTTTAATAGAATAGTAAAAAATGAATGGTGTATCCATTTTGGTTCTGATTCAGAATCAATTGCAAAAGAAGGATTTACTGGAGGAACACCAGAAATTGAACATCTTGCTTATACAAATGCTGGAGTACAAAAATCAAGTGCTGGCTATGATTTTGCATTTTTAATTGATGATAGAAATGTAGATTATAACGGATATGGTGATGAAGCAGTTATTTTTAGGACAAGCGGTGTAGAAATATACCATTATGGTGACAATCAGAATCAAGTAATATTCTGGGGACCTAATGTAAAAAGCTTTATTCCAATTCATCAAGATAATGGCGATTGGGTTGTTTATGGACAAAATGGTCAAGTTCTTGTAAGATGTGGTAGACCTAGCGAGATTGCTCTTTGGGCAACAGAAAATCTACCGCAATATAGGAAACAGATAATGACTGGTAAAAATGGATACATACCAAAACAATGGGTTTATAATAAAGAATTAGGAAAAAGCAAAGCAATACCATACCCAATCTATAGAAATGAATCTATAAAAAAATATCTTACATTACTTAAAGAGAATTTTATAAACGAAGAATGGGTTGGTGATGGCAACAGTGAGCATAATCCGTATAAAAAGCGTTGGGATGCGGAAAGAAAAGCATTAAAAGATTTCCTTTCTAATTATGGTAAATTAATGCAGTCAAGAGAAAACGGAAAATTGTATAAATGTTATTATGATAAAATATTGTCACAATTAATCGGATATAATTATTGTATTTGCATACAATGGGATAACATTAACATGAAGCCAAAAAGTGTTCTATACATAAGGGCATTGGATAAATTTACACCAAACATTAAACAAGTCAATTTCGACGCTAGAGGTCATGATAATGTTATGGGTAGTTATGATGATTTATCTTATCAGCAGTAATAATAATGCATAAAGTGATATTTTTTAATACTTTAAAATATTTATATTTAAAATAAGACTGAAAAATTAATATATTAATTATGGATAGTAAAAATTACACAAGTGAGCAGTTAAATACCATGAACAGGATGAAGTCATTGATGAATTATGGCTTAAAGACTGAAAACAAGCAAGCATATAGCACTGTTGAGTACCAGAAAGTTGGTGCTGATGGAAAAGTATATGGAATTGTGCGTGAGGGTACTAAATACTATATTAAATCTGCTCCTAACAAATCAAATCTCATTAAAGAAGATTTTTCTTACATCGGTGGATTTAGAAACAGAAAGGAAAATGAATATAATTCTTTCGCAAACGCTCAGAAACAGTTTGATTTAAAGATGATGTCTTTAAAGGAGGCTGCTAATAAAAATGATTTCAAGGTTAGTTCTTGGAATCTAGAGGGCAAAGAAAATGTAGTTGCTGAATCTTCTGAGAAAATGCAGAAAGAAATTTTACGTGAACGCCAGATTATGAAGAATGCAATGGCTATCAATGAAAAGAAAGCTGTTTGCTGTGATGTTCCTAGCACTCCAAAAGATAATATCGGAAAGAGTGAGAAACCTCAAACTGGTAATGCTGAAAATGCAGTAGACCACGAAAAGGCTGAACTTCCAAAAGAAATGACTGAAGGTAAGACTTGTCCTAAATGTGGTAAAAACCCATGTCAGTGCGAATCTGTAAATGAGGAAGAGGTACTTGGCTGGAATCGTGGAAACGATGACTATATGGACAAATCTCATGGAACTGAGATTGGCGATAGTGCTCCATTCGATGATGCAACCGCAAGAAACATTGATGATGGAGATAAGAAAGTATCTAAAACTGGCGAAATGAAAAATGGCGTAGTTGAGAATCACGGAACTTCAATGCATGATGCTGATAACCAGAACAGTCCAAGTGTTGGTGTTGGCGAAGGACCATCTGATGACAATAATAAACCATTTGATGATGAAAAAGGTAAACAAATTGACGAGGCTATTGATGATTTCGGTGCTGAAGGCGAAGAAGACCCAATGGGTGATGACTTAGGTGCTGAAAGTGGTGAAGAACTTGGCGATGATGACTTTGGTGGAGACCCAATAGGTGATGACTTGGGTGCTGAAAATGGCGAAGATGGCGAAGAACTTGGCGATGATGACCTTGGTGATGAAGATGACGTATATGAGGACGATACAGAGTCTCGTCTTGACGCAATGGAAGAGCTTTTGAACCAGATTGCTGCTAAACTCGGAGTTGATGCTGGACCAGTCGATGATGATGCATATGGCGATGATGAACTTTTCGATGACGAAGGTGGCGACGATTTTGGGGCAGAAGATGACTTCGGAGGCAAAGATGATTTTGGTGCAGAGGACGATGAAATGCCAATGGAAAGCAGAAGACGCAGAGGTGGCGTACAGATTTATGAGACTAGGGCATTTAGAAATGCAATGCGTAGAGAGAGAATGAATGAAGCACGTAGAAGAAGAATCAACGAGGATGGAATGACACCTTTTAAGGATGCTGGACGTGTTCCTAGTGGTAATATGAACAAGTTGGATGACTTCGGTAAACACCCAGCATATCAGAAGAAAGTGATGGAATTGCCTCCAAAGGATTTGCAAGAATTCCCTGGATACTATGACATGAATGATGATTCAGTAAGAAATGATAATCCTTATGGTGAAAAGATTGGTGACGGTGCTCCATTCGAGATTGACCCACAATCAATTGATAACGCAATTGCTGAAGCATTCAATCGTCTAAAAAAAAACAAAAGGTAAACGAAGGGGTTTTTGAAGAAAGACCTACTAAGTTAGAAATACCAAACAGTGACCCTATGGGTGGCGATATGGATGGCATGGGTGATTTAGATAATGCTCCAATGCCACCAATGGGTCCTGATGATATGGGAATGGATGACCCTAATGCTATGGGCGGTGCTGACCCTATGGGAGAAGACCCAAACGGCATGGGTGGACAAGACCCTAATGCTATGGGTGGTGATGATGAACTAATGAATATTATCAATGGTTTATCAATCGAAGACAAGGCAGCAGTAACAAAATACGCTAAAAGTATGGCTGATGATTCCAATGGGGAGGAAACACCAGATATGGGTGGAGAAATGCCAATGGAATCTAGACGAAATGTAATGAATCTTATAGATGAAGTCATAAATGATGTTTTGGACAATAGAGAAGGAACTAAAAGACCAGAGAAGAAATTGCCAAAACAATATAGAAATGTTGAAATGCCGTTTAAATCTCCATTCTAAATAAATAAAAAGGATACCAATGAGGTATCCTTTTTTTTGTTATAAATAGATATTTATATAAAAATTGTTATTATGAAAATACTAGTAAAAAGAAACAATAACTTAATAAATTTAGGTGAAGGAAGAATCTATTCAAAAAGCCAACTAAGACTTAATGAATTGGATGCCAATATTGGTATGGCAAACGGAATTCAGCAAGCCCAAATGAAAGCAAAACAGTTAATGAACCAAAACGCTGGAGTTGATAGTGCTTCTGTGGAAGCTGGTAAGGCAGATGGACAAAATGACGCAAACAGCGGTGAAGGGCTAAAACTAGAGGTGCCAGTTAACGCCACTGGGAAACAACTTGCGCAAGCCCAGCGAATGACAAAAGACCAAAGTGCTGATGACGCTCAGATTACATTTACGAAGCCTCAAACATCTTCTTCATCAATGAATACAAATGAGTCAAGAATTGTAGAAATGAGAAAAAATTCAATCCCATTCACTAAAAAAGAGTTGCACAAATTTTTAAGAGAGATATAAGATGAAAAAAATATACATCAGCGAGAATACAATATCGAATGTGGTTAATGGAAGACTTTTGCCACAGTTTTTATTTAAATTGGTTAAAACACATACGACATCACTAGGAGATAATGAAGCGTTTCCCTCTAGTGACGATTATCCTTTTGATTATGTCTTGCTGAAAAAAAGATATAACGAAGTTTGTGATGCGATAGATGATATTGGTTTAGTGTCATTAAACGAAGACGATTTAGTTAGCGAACTAAGTTCGTTGGTAACAGAATGTAAAAGATTAGAAGAACCAGTGAGAGACGCATTAGAGAAAATATGTGAGAATGCGTTAAACAGATTGTTTGCAATTCCAGAAGAATCAATTAATATGTCTTTTAAATTGGTAGATAAAATCAAATTTAAAAGTGCTATTAGAATGAGACCAGAGTCTAATGATGATGCGAAATATACATTCAAAGATATTGCTGATATTGATTTGTCTAATAAGGCTGTTGGAAAAAGAAGATTCATCAATGCCCTTATACAAGGTGCTGCATACTTATATAGCGGAATAGAAGGATTATATATTGATGATATAGATAAAATAAATCCGAAACTCCCTAGATTATATAGAAAGATTAGAATAATTAACGATTACTTGCTTTTTACTAAGAAAGAAGAAATGTCTGATGATAAACCAATGCAAGGTTCGTATGTTGAGACACACCTAGGAATTGCAGATGCAAAAACAACAATAAAAGTACAAGGTCTTGTTTTCCCGTTGCTGTTCCAAGAGTCCATTAAGGGTTTATTTGAACTATTTTCAGCGCATGGCTTACCACAAGATAGGGATAAAGCACAGTATATCGTTAAAAAGGCTGATTTCGTTCTTGCAGAGCCTTGGGATTTAAGGCTTGGTGTTGGCTTATGGGAAATGATTTTCGGTGGCGTAGAGGACACGAATATGATTCCTTATATGTTTACATCTTTCGTTAAAATTCCAACAAACGAGTTCAACTTGTCAGTTAAAGAAATATTGTCTAATACTGAAAAGGGTAATGAAATTGTCAACAATTTAATGAAAGACGCTGAATATGACAATGGATACCAACAGTTTACCAACAGAATAAACGCCAAAAATGTAGACAAATCATTAATTAAAGATTCGTATTTCACTGGAGCTGAAACCAACGGGTATGAATTGGATTCTGACGTAGAGGAAGGTGATGTAATTGAAGAAAATGGAGAAGAACAAAATTCTGAAATCATGGCTATTATAGCCAATGCAACTGTTGATAACATTGATTTTATTGAAGGTGAATCAGATGAGTATGGGGAAAAAGTTTATCTTTCAGTTGATGGCATCGAAATACCTAGTGAATTGGTTAACCTAGATTTTAGAGTTGTTTATAAACGTTTTCCTACTGGCAAACAGCAGTTATTGAATATTGATATTATTTTAGACCCACAACTTAGAGGCTACGGATTAGGAACTAAAATATATGCAAAGGCTGTTCGTGAGTTTGGCGCAATATGCAGTAGGCACTCAACAAGACATAATGATGACGGTATTAGGGGTATATTTGGAAAACTTAATTCGTTTAACGACATCGCTGTATTTCAAGACACATACAACAATTTCGAAAATGAAACGATATGTGATTATTATGCAATATTGAAATCAGAATTACCAAAATACATTGATAATGAAGAGTAACTGTAGTAGTTACTCTTTTTTTATTTTGTAAATATTTATCAAAAAAATAACTTTTGAAAGTTACGTAATATTTATTAAAATTTAGACAGTTACAATTATGATATACGATTTCGCTCAAATGCAAAGGGATTACGCATTATGTTATGCGGACAAATCTCGAATAAAATTCATCGAAACATACCTTAGTACGTTTAATGCGACTAAGGGTAAAAAAACACAATTTCATTGTTTCCCAAGACAAAGGGCATTTCTGAAAGCCCTTTCAGAAAACAGAAATGTTGTTGCAATTAAGCCTAGACAGTGTGGTATTACAACTTTATCTAGCGCATGGGTTACTGGACAATGCGTTTTTGCCTCAAAAGATGCACCAGAAACTGTTTTGTGTATTGCAAACAAACTTGAGCAAGCACAAGAAATTATTATTAAAATCCGTGATTTCTTAGAGCAAGTACCTCGTTGGATGTGGGGAAACGATTATTTTTCGCCAGACCCAAATTCTGAGAAAAACACGAAATCCATATTCTTAAAAGACGCAAAAGGTGAGTTAAAATTATTCAATGGTTGTAGAGTTATTGCTCGTGCTTCTGGTCCTAATGCCTCTCGTGGTATTTCTGCTGTATCTGTATTGATTCTTGATGAGGCTGCATTTATTGAGGAAGGTGTTGCTGCATTTACTACTGCTGCTGCAACAATGGCATCAAACCCAAACTCCAAAACTGTGATGGTATCTACGCCTAATGGTAGAGACGAGTTGTATTATAATACTTACAGACAAGCACTTAGTAAAGAAAATAACTTTGTCGCTGTACAGTTCCGTTGGTATCAAGACCCTCGTTTTAACAAATATCTTGTTTGGAAAAAGAAAAACGAAGATACAGGCGAATGGATGTATGACCAAGACCCGATTGTTGATGGAGAAGGTGGCATTGCATATAACGAGGAAAGATGGGCTAGACTAGAGCATAGTGGTTGGAAACCATCCGCACCTTGGTACGATGAAATGTGTAAACAGTTCAACAATGACTCAATGAAAATTGCGCAAGAGCTTGATGTGTCATTCATGGGTTCTGCTGATAACGTTGTTGCCCCAGAGTTTATTGAAATGCAAGAGAAATTAAATACTAGAGAACCTTTATCTGATTTTGTTGACCCGTTGGTTGAGGAAACTTGGTTTTGGAAAAAACCGATTGATGGACACCGTTATATTTTGGCTTGCGACCCGTCTAGGGGTGTTTCAGCCGATAGAACTGCCATTGAAATCATTGATATGGACGGTAGGGATGAAAATGGAATGCCAATAATTGAACAAGTTGCGGAATATGTGGGCAAAAAACTTGGTGATGATATTGGCGCATTGTGCTATCAATATGCCACGATGTATAATGATGCGTTTGTTGTTGTTGACTGTACTGGCGGTCAAGGAGACGCTTGCATTTTAACAATGCTTCAGATGGGTTATAAGAATTTGTATTATGAGGACTCTAATCAAAAGACTTATACTGTACAAAGGTCAACCAAAAACTATGATGGATACACGGATAAGTTACCTGGTTTCCATTTCCAAGGAAACCGTTATCCAGTATTAGCAAATTTTGCTGGTTTGGTTCGTAATGATGAATTTAAGATACGTTCTGCTAGAGTTATCAATGAACTTGAAACTTGGATATTCAAGGGAGAGAACGCTAGAATTGACCACCAAGACGGTGCTCACGATGATACTTTGACATCACTAGCAATGGGATTATTTGTTATGCAGTTTACTGTTAACAGAATACAAAATACCGTTAACAAAGACAAATCAATATTAAATGCATATATGATGTCCAATGCCATTAATATGAATAAGCCTAAAATCAACTATGGCAACCCGATAACGCCACAAAATGGTCTACCCTTTTATAACAGTAAAAATATCAATAAATTTGACCATATACCTAATGGAAGCTGCATGTGGGTATTCGGAATGCAACGTTAACTTAATTTATATTTATATTTATAGAAGAATAATTATTTTTTATATAAAAAATTGTCATGGCTAAGAAAAATGGAACTGTGTTTCAAGCCCTAGATAAAGCGATTACTGGTAATTGGAATCCTCAAGATAATGCTATGCCACATGTCAACACATATGACATGACTAGCAACGGTGGTAAAATATTATATAAAACCGATAGCAAGGAAGACTATACCACTAAAAAACTAGAGCTTCAACAAAATAAATATTTAAAGGATAGGTGGATTAAAGCCAATGTAAATCTGTCTGTTACGGCATATGCTGGACTTAACAATGTTAAGCTTATGTATCGTGACGCTGATTTGATGGATGCATTTCCAGAGATTGGTGCTGCATTGGATATTGTATCAGAGGAAAGTACCATTACGAATGATAAAGGGATGATTGTAAATGTATATTCAAAATCTGACCGTATTAAAAGTATACTAGAAGATTTGTTCGTAAATAGATTGAATATACAGTTAACTGGGCAAATGATAATTCGTGCAATGTGTAAGTATGGAAACCAATTTATGCTTTTGGATATTGATAACAAAAATGGCGTAAAGGGGTGGAAACAAATGCCAGTTTTCAATATGGAAAGAATTGAAAACGGAATACAAAATCCATATGGTGCTGGTGCGTCAATTGCGGTAAATGGAATCACCAAGGATAATGCTGATATGTCAACACAATTTATTTGGCTAGATGATAACAACTCCCAAATACCATTCCGTGATTGGCAAATAGCGCATTTCAGATTACTTACCAATTCATTATATTTACCTTACGGAGTTAGTTATCTTAATGCAGCACGTAGGCATTGGCGTATGCTTTCTCTTATGGAAGACATGATGCTTATATATCGTTTGGAACGCTCAATTGAAAGACGTGTGTATAAAATATTCGTTGGCGCAATTGATGATGCAGATGTTCAAGCATATGTTGAGAGAATCGCAAATGAATTTAAAAGGACACCAATTGTTGACCCAATGACTGGGCAAATTGACCTTCGTAAAAATATATTATCAGTTGACCAAGATATTTTTATTCCTGTTCGTGATGAGAATGCGCCAACACCAATTGATACATTGTCTGCTGCACAGAACATGACCGCATTGGATGACATCAAGTTTGTACAGAACAAAGTACTGACAGCACTTAGAATACCTAAGTCATTCTTGAATTTTGAAGAGACTGCTGGTGATGGTAAAAACCTAGCGTTAATGGATATTCGTTTTACTAGAACAGTAAATAGAATTCAGCAAGCATTTTTGATGGAATTAACGAAAGTTGCATCAATACATTTATTTTTGCTTGGCTTTAACGATGAGTTAAATAATTTCACTTTGTCGATGAACAATCCATCAACTCAAGCAGAAGGTTTGGAGATAGAAAATATGCAGAAGAAGATTGATGCTGTTAGGGATGCTGTTAGTGACCCAGGTAATGGTCTTCCAGTTATGTCTCAGACTCGTGCATTAAAACAGATAATGAAATGGTCTGAAAAAGAAATTAAAGAGAATCTTGAAGAAATACGTCTTGAAAAAGGTATTGCTGCTGAACTTGAGAAAACAACTCAAATCATCAAGAAAACTGGTATATTCGATACTGTTGACAGAATATACGGTGAGCCTGGTGCCGAATATATGGATGACCAACAAGGTCAAGGAGGCATGGGTAATAATGGAGGCATGGGAGGCGGTGGCGCACCACCTCCAGCACCTATGGGTGGAGAAGGTGACATGGGAGGAGACCTAGACGGACTCGGAGCACCTGGTGATGATGGAAGCGGTGGAGACATTGCTGGAGCAGAAGGCTCTATGCCAACAGCCGACATGGGTTCTGACCCAAATGCACCAATGGAATCATTCAATACCAAAAAACCATTAATAGTTGAAAGCATGTTTGATAAATACATGAATATGCTTGATGAACATTCTGTAAAGCCACAAGAGGCATCATATAAACGTGCAGATGTATATGATAGTGAAAGTGTTATGATTAATGAGGAATTTGATAAGATGATTAAAGCACTTAACAAATATGTTGATGAATAAATAAAGAGCGTGGCAATGGTCACGCTTTTTATTTTACGATGATATTTATAAGAAATAATGTTTCAATGAAAAAAATTATATTAGAATATTTTCAAGGAAACCCTGATACAATGTCGGAGTATGATGATTCCACTGATAAATACATGAGGTCTTGGTATTTTGACGGAGATAAGGGAATCTCATTCGGGTGGTTTCAAACATCATTAGACGGAGAAAAGGAATTTGTTTCCGAAGCGGATACTTGCCATTACCATTTGTCTCAAAAAATTGGTTATGAAATACTTGGTAAAGCAATATCTAGTGAAGATATAGAAGATGATGACATAGAAGGTATTGGACGTGCTGTTAACGACACAGCAGCATTTAAAGGAAGAACGTTTGACGAGCCGAAAATTATTACAACTTGGCATAAAGTATCTTCAGAAAAATTATATGAAATACTTGAAAATCTAGGTGGGGTAGAAAAATTCCAAGATTATAGTTATGTTTATCCAGAGGAACAAAAATGGGGTGGTAATGATGAAGTAAAGGCTGGAGATGCCAATGTCATTTGGTATATTAACTCAAACGACCAATATGTTAGTCCAACAGATATTAGATTAATGGGAATGAATATAAAAGGGTCATATTCATTTCCAGAATGGATGGTTGACATTGTAAGGAAATATAATACGCCTAATTCTAAATTAGCCGACAAAACCGCCAAATTGGGCAACATGACAATAGCGCAATACAATTCATTGATACACCAAGAAGAAAAAGAACCTAAAAACACAATAAAAGAAAACGATATGAAAGAGAATAAATATCAAAAAGAGTTTTCAAACTATATTGAAATAATGAATGAGGCACTTAAAAGAAATGATTTCGGTGCTTATAATGCAGCAAAACGTATGCTAGATGAAACCATTGAAGATAATAAACATGAGAATGAATTATCGTCTGAAATGAAAACTAATAATTTCGGTATCTTAAATCATATATTTGAACAGCAATTGCCTACGTTATTTAAGACGAACAAAAAGGCTGTCAGAGACGTTGTAAAATTAATAAAGGAAGATAGTAACCTCAAGAACGAATTTGCCTTCTACAATGCGATTAAAACGCAATATAAGGGCAAGGCTGCAACTATTGCCGAAGCAAAAGAAGTGCTAGAGAAATTGGCTGATATTTCTGTTAAGGGAATAAACCAGAAAACAGTTAGGGAGTCAAATAAAAAACTTAGAAAAGTGATGCTTGAAAACAATATAATTCCTAGTGATTTCATCGATGATGAAAGTAGAAAACTATATGAATCAGGCCATATTATTCTAACACATAAGAAAACAACTGCAAATATGATACCACTCATCGAAAGTTATCATACGGTTTGCCAATATATGGAAAATCATAAAAACGATGTGATTAAAGAAAGCAAAAATATTGACGATTTGATAAGTGAGTTTGAGGACAAGATGAAAACAAACCTTAATGAATCTGAAATGTCATTTGTGCAGCAAATTACAGATTTTAGAAGCCCAATTGCAGAGCAGAGAAAAGAGAAACTGTTTAATAAACTTAAAGAGGATTGTCTAACAGCCATCACATCAATGCTTAAAGAAGATTCAAACAACGAAGAATTAAAAGGCTTGAGTAGCCAATTAAACGAAATGACATTTGACAAAAATAATATTGTTAAAGATATTGCAAAATTGTTGGAGATAAGAGATATATTAATGGATGATTAAGTGTTATGAAAGATATTATAACGGAAATAATAAATGATTATCTAAAAAGTAAGTGCATGATTAATGAAAATTTTTATTGGGGGGAGGGTGATTTGATAGCAATGAGAAACTGTAAGAAAACACTTTCCGAAATTTATGATAGAATGCTTAAAAACGGCTTAACTAAAAACGTGTTTGTCGTTCAACAGCTTGGGGATATAATAAGCAGACTTGATAAGTTATCAAGATGAAAAAATGGCTGAGATTCGTTTCTCAGCCATTTTGTTTTTATAATCATATATTATTCGGTTGTGCAAATATACGAAAAATAATTCATTTGACCAAATATTTTAAATGCTTTTAACACTATTTATTGATAAAATATAAGTTATGCTAATACAGCCAAAACCATATATGGATAAATTGAAACTCAGACACCATGCATTTGGTGTTGAGCGCAGACGTAATATGTCAAAAATGATATTGGAAAAAGGAACTCCATTTCCCTTACCAATTGAATATTCTGACATAGATGAAGCAATGTTTAGGTGGGTGGAAGAACACATACAGATAACGTATGATGGAAAAAGGCTTCCTACATATAAACTATACAGTACGCAAAGACTTAGTGAATACATTCAAGAATGGGATAAACAAGACGAAACTGGTAACCCAATTATAAATTTCAAAACTGTTACACGTGAGAATAACCCTCAGAAAGGTGAAAGCCAAGGAAACTATTTCAATATTCCTGGGCATAAGGATTTTGCAATGTTTTATGTTCCAGTATTACAAGAAAATGGAACAGAGGCTTACGACAAATACACGATGAAACAGCCGTTTCAAGTAAATTTCATTTATTCGATTTCCATTGTTGCTAACAAAATGGAGATAATAAATGAAATGAACGAGCTTATGCACTATGAATTTAGTGCAATTGATTGCTATATATCTCCTAATGGTCATCCAATGTCAATGACGCTTGAGGACGTTTCCGATAATTCTGAGTATGCAATTGATGACCGTAAATACTATTCACAGACATATAAGGTCAAAGTAAGGGGTTATATAATAAGAAAAGAAGACTACAAGGTAGAAAGAATTCCATCTAGGTTTTTAATGCCTTGGCGTGATTCAGATGCTACTGGTATCATTCATCGCAGAGGTAAGAACAGAAGGGATGAAGAAAAAGTTACATTTATGACGTTCAAACTAGATGAGGAACAGAAATTCAAAATTGAGTCATTGGTGAATGATGATGAAAACTGCCCAGTGCCAGATATGATACCAACAGACAAACCTTCAGAAATATTTGAGGAAACGAGTGACGCTGACGATTGCTGCGAAAAGAAACCCGACAGATATTATAACAAAATAATGAAGGTTATAATGAATTTCGATTGTGTGACAGAACTTGAATTTGAAATAGACAAAGATATGGTTCTTGAATCAGTAGAAACAAAAAATGTATTCGATTTCAAACTGTTGGTGAACGGTGAGTTAATGAATTTGGAAAACGATATAAAATTCATTAATGGCGATAATATAATGGTTAGAATCAGTAGGGATGACATTGAAAAAGCATCCGAGGTGACGTTGGTTGGATACGACCCAGAGGTAGCAATTGATAGCGTACTACCAGAGGTGGCAATTGATGAACCAATTGATGAGGAACATATTTTGATTAACCCTAGAGAAGAAAACGAAAATGAATGATATTTATTTAGAAAATACGTATAGAAATATGAATAAAAAACTTATAAGGCTTACAGAATCAGACCTTCATAAGATTGTGAAAGAGTCTGTGAATAGAATTTTGAATGAAATCGGCAACACAGAAGGAGGACAAAGAAGATTAGGGGCATTACAAGCAAGAAAAGTAATTAATGCGAATGGTGGCACAATTGATGACTTGTTTAAGAGTCAATCAGACAATGGAGGAGAAATATATAACTATGCAAAACAAAAGCGTTCATCTTTGGGAAATGACACAGATGAACACGGAATGATTACAAATCCTCTATATAAAGAATATGCTAATGGATACACAGAATATTTAAACTCTCATCCAGAAGAGCGTTCAAGAAGAACTGAAAGATTGAGAAAATTGGGGTACTATGGTTAAAGCACAAAAAATTATATATAAAGAGCAGCTATCAATCTGCCTCTAATCTCAAGCTACTTTTAACAAGTCCAATTGACTTGTCAAATATATGAGCGAATAATTCCGATTCGCTCATTTTATTTAATACCGCCTATTGATTTTTACCAAAAAATTGTTATATTTTATATGTACTAAACAATATAACAAATGAAGCGTTTAAATAAGGAATATAAGTTAGATGTATGCAATCATGTGATTGTAAAATACGGTAGTGTCAACAAAGACAATCCACAAGTTATTTATGTAAGTGGAAAATGCTGGGTATCCCCAAAACATCAAATGGATTATGAATATGTCATATCGAGGATAGAGAAAGAAATGAAAAAAAGCATAAAGTTATTTTTGATTGACGAAATAAATTTTACTAATAGGTTTATATTGGATTTTGACATCAATACCGATAAATTCAATATTGGCAACAAAAAGTTTCTATCATTTGATTTCTATCTGAGGCAGAATGATTCTGATGTAAAGAAACTAAAGGATTTGAAAGAAATGCTTTCTAATAAAGTAAGCACGGTTGTCAACAACTTAGTTTACCTTTTCAAGGAAAATGGATTTACTGTGGAGAAAAGAAAGTAATCTTATGTTATATTTATATTAAAATATATAAGATATATGAAAAAAAGAATTAAACTTACAGAACAAGATGTTCATAAAATAGTTAAAGAAACAATTAAAAATGTTCTAAACGAAAGCGATATTTATGATTATGATGCTAATTATGAACAGCTTATTAGAAATGAAATGCATAATTTATATGATTTAGAGGGTAAAGTCCCCTATTCGTATAGACAAGAGATACATTCTATGATAAATACTCTACAAGGAATATTATCTAGTATTAGAATGAAAGATTCCATATCAAGTATTTAACAAGTAGGGTCAAATAACATATAATTACCTAAATTAAATATGAAAAGGATTATAAGATTAACAGAATCTGACTTACATAGGATTATTAGGAATTCAGTATCTAGGATATTAAAAGAAGATATTCTAGGAAATGACTGGCGTCAAGGTGATGACAATTCAGTCATGAACAACTATGAGCCATTTGAAGACCAGATTGATAGATACGAGGCTGAGAATGAATTCAGAAATCAGCACGATTGGGGGGCAGAGGGAGAAGAGCAGTTTGACCCAACACATTATAACCAAGACAGCAATGTACTAGGTTGGAATGATGATGAAGCAGAAGGGTATGAGGAAGACCCAGATTGGTATAGGGATGATGTAAACCAAGTTAACGATAGTCCGTCTGACGGAGATTTATATCGTGGCAGTTGGTAAAAAAATAAAAACTATTGTTTATTTAAAATTATGGTAAGAATAATAAGGTTAACTGAAAATGACTTACATAGGATAGTTGGCAATTCTGTTAAAAGAATCATAAAAGAAATTGGTGGGGTTTACCCAGATGGGCAAATGGATATGTTTCTTGACCAAGATGGGGTTGATGAATATAGAAGCCAATCAAATAATGGAATGATTCAAGGATTGCTAAAAGCAGAGAAACTATGCGGATGGGGTCATTCAGCAACAAAAGATATGGGAAATTATACTGTTTATACTTGCTACCCTAAAAACGGTATACACAAAAGCAGACAAGAATTTATAGATGCAGTAATAAATTTTTCTCCTAGGAAAAACAGTGTACATTTTATTTCTAACAGAGGTAGTATGACAGATGCATTTATGGTCAGAATTGACAACATATGAGAAAAATAAAGCGAAGCCTTTAAATGAGACTTCGCTTTTTTATTTCGTTTAATAGAATGTTGTTATCTTCAATTATATCCTCAATAAACAAGGCATCGTCATACATATGATTGAAATGCTCATCGAGTCTATGCAAAGAATGGAATTTATTGAAAATATATATTATTGGAATATTGTGTTCTTTTATATAAAAAAACATTAAGAATTCAAAATATTTTTAATTTTATTTATTTTTTCGTTAATAGGTGTTTTATTATTATTTACCACATTTTTTTCAATCCAAAGACCCATTTCTTCCTCGCCATTCATTGATATAAAGGCATTATTTGTACTAGGGTCACTGACAACATCCCAACATATTAATTCAAAGTCATCACCAACAATGTATTGTCCTAGTTTTTGTTCTACTGACCCAACACCTCTTGATGATACACCAATTTTATATCCATTGATGAGAAGGTTCGCCATCTGGTCTCCGCGTGTTGTCACCATACCATATTTTCTGAAACCATATGATGTGTTAATTTCTAGTTTTCCGACAAGGGTTCTTCCTTCCCAGTGTAATTCTACTATATTTATTGCAATTCTATCTAGGTCAATGGTACTTTCTGCTGGGTGATTTAATTCGCCCAATGCCCTTCTTTCGTCAATTTTCTGCTGATATAATTCAACTTGTTTTTTTAATACTTCCTCTGGATATATTCTACCATTAGCATTTTTAATGCCGAATTTTTGGAAAACAGCGTCTACGACAAATGGGTATGGGATATTCCATTCACCATTTTCTATTCCTTCCCTAATCATTTGGTTTTCTTTTGTGTTTTTCAAAAACATAAATCCATCGTTTTCAATTAGAATACCATGACCAGTTTTACCCTCTTTAATTATATCTAATTCATTTTTTTTCATTTTTATTAATTTTTATTATAAATATTTATCACAAACCAAATATTTATAATATACAAAGCATAATTACAACGAATTAAAAAACATTAAGTGATATTTTTTTGTTATTATGTAATATTTATATTTAAAATAATGTATTAAATCTATTTTCTAAATGAATAAAAATATTAGAAGCAAAGTAGTGAAAGAATCTTTATTGGATTACAATACACTCGCTAATTCTTTGAGGGAAAATACTGAAAGTGCAGTCAAGACTCTTTTAGATGAGGCTGTACGTGATACATATGCCAAGTTATTGTCTGAGGACGATGACAAGGACTACGAAGAAGAGGAAGTGGAAGATACTAGTTCTGATATTACAAATGATGCTGATTCAGTAGATGCCTCTACGGATGGCGTAGAGGACGCTGACACTGGTAAGGAAGCAGATGAGCCAACTGACGATGCAGTAATTGATGGTGGTGATGACACTAATAGTGATGACACTAGCATTGATGATGCAAGCGTAGAGGGTGACGAATCAAGCGAAGATGGTGACGGATGGGCAGAGTTTGATAAATATAAAATATCAGACGATGAGTATGACTTTTCAAATGCGGAAGACGAGGAAATCGTAAAGGTTTACAAGCTAATGAAGAATGATGACCAGATACTCGTTCATAAGGACGATAATGGCAACGTAAACATTCAAGACAATGAAACTGGAGCTGAGTACCTAATCAATCTTGGTGATAATGGAGAAGCGACAGATGTTGCTGCATCCAACTCAAGTGATGATGATGTAATTACAGATGATGAAGGTGCTGATGATTTCGGTGCAGAAGATGATTATGAAAATGATTATGACGATATGAATGAATCAACAGAAAGAATGTTTGAATTAGTATTAGAGTACGATTCAAATGTAGGATACACTGACAATTATCAGAAAAAAGATGTAATGACAAATCCAGGCATGTCAGAGCCAGGTAAAAATGTAAACGACTGGGACGCTGGTGTTCCTCACGGAACTGAGAAACCTTGGAGTGGATACCCAGGCAAGAAAAGTAAAGCAGACAAACCATTCAATGCTGAAAAAGGAAAGCAGATTGAAGAGGGTGAGGATGTAGAAGGTTCAATGGAAGAATGTGGCAACGTTGATGCGCCAGTTGAGGAAGCAACAAACGTTGGTGGATTCGTACAGCAGAACAGCACATCTAAGTCTCACGTTCCAAACTCAAACGGACGTAATGCTCGTTCAATGAGTAAGGGTGGTAAGAGAGTTAAGGGTACTGTAACACCACGTTATAGCGGTGGCGAGGAAGATTCAGTATCAGAGAGCTTTATGAAGAGAGCGAATAAAGCACTTAGCGAAAACAAGGAATTAAAATCTACTTTAACTGACGTGATGAAGTCATTGAAGGAGGCTGCCGTTACAAACCACAATCTTGGTATGATAATCAAGTTGATTTCTGAAAACTCAACAACACAAGATGAGAAGAAAGAGATTATTTCAAGATTCTCAAAAGAGGCTAAGACAGTAGATGCATCTAAAACACTCTATGAGTCAATTAGCAGAGACCTTCAGAAATCAAAGAAAATGAACATCACTGAAGACAAGTCTCTTACAGTTGAAGGTTCAAAGAAAATCAATGAGACAAAAATCTACCAGTCAAAAGATGTGTTAGATTCTCTTGATTTAATGCACAGAATGATGAAATAATCGCACTTTTTAATTCTTGTGTATATTTATATTAAAAAATAATAAGTTAAATAAACTTCATTTATCTATATGAAAGAATTTTTATCAAGTGGTGTAGTTGGTAATATCGAGTACAACGCACAAAAACAGATACGTGAGAGCATTCAGCACCGTTGGGATGAACTTGGATTCACCGAGGGTCTTCCAGAGGGTATTAAGGAGAATGTTGCTACATTGTATGAAAATGAGGCAAAGCACTTGATTTACGAGGCTACTGCTTCAGATAATAGCGGTTCATTCGAGACCGTTGTATTCCCTATCATTCGTAGGGTATTTAGCAAGCTTCTTGCTAATGATATTGTATCAGTTCAAGCAATGAACCTTCCAGTTGGTAAGTTGTTCTTCATTCTTCCTGTTACTTCAGAGAGAGAGTGGGAACTTCCAGAAGGTGCTGCTGGTGAACCAGGTGACATCTATGATGGAACTACTGGTCGTCATAAGGGTCTTATGGGCTATGACAGAGTTAACCGTAATAAGGAAGGTCGTGTTGAGCCAAGATACTATCTCCCAGATGAGACAATTAATGAACTTAACAAAAATCAGTGGTACGTACCACAGTTGAATCAGACCGTAGCAGACGCAAAGGATTATGATGCAGCTCTTGCAGAGGCTCAAGCCGCTGGTCTTGGTGTAACAGCACTTCGTCAAGCTGGTCCTGAGGTAACTCAGTATTTCCAGAAGAGTTTGTATGACTTATTCTACAATGACTTCTTGTATGACAACTCTAAGGGTAAAGTTACCATTAAAGTTGGTGAAGCTATTCCTGCATTTTTGACACCTGGTGGTGTTCGTCCATTCGGAGCTGACAACCTTAATAAGTATTTCAAGAGTGGTTTTGACGGAACTATTCGTAACTTAATCCTTGAGATTGATGGTTTCTCTTCATTCAATGCAAGCAAATTGACTGGTCCTGATGGTAACGAAATGGATACAGAAGGCTTCCTTGCATCTTTGAAAGTTATTACTCAGAAAGAGTTTACAGCTGCTGCTGCTCCTGGTTCTGACAGCGTTATGACTGCTGCTTTCCGTAAGTTTGAGTCAGTTCCTTTCAGAGTTGTTACTCAGAAATATGGTAAAGGTATCGTAGAATATGGCGCAGCTTGTGATGCTGAAGGCAAAATGTATATTGAGTTGGATTTGGCTAAACCAGTTGTTCAGCAAGCTGGTACAATCGATGGTTATATCGGTGTTGATGCAGCACAATTGGACGCAGCAATCACAGTAGATGACCCACAAGCAACTAAAGATGCTTTGAAGTCATTGTTCAAAATTGCTTGGGCACAGTATGATTCTCTTGAGCTTGAGACTGAAATTGGTGAGGTTAGCTTCAAGTTGGATTCAGTAACTGTATCAGTAGAGGAGAGAAAACTTCGTGCTACATGGTCTCCAGAGTTGGCACAAGACGTTTCTGCATTCCACAATATTGACGCAGAGGCTGAGTTGACAGCAATCCTTTCAGAGCAGATTGCAGCAGAAATTGACCGTGAGATTCTTCGTGACTTGCGTAAGGGTGCTCCTTGGCAGGCTCGTTGGGATGTAAATGGTTGGAGACGTATGGCTGCATTCTCAACTAACTATACTCAGAAAGACTGGAACCAAGAGTTGATGACTAAGATTAACCAGATTTCTGCACAGATTCACAAGTCAACACTTCGTGGTGGTGCAAACTTCATTGTTGTATCTTCTGAAATCAGCGCATTGTTCGATAACCTTGAGTACTTCCACGTATCAGATGCTTCAGCAGAGAGCGACCAGTACAACATGGGTATTGAGAAGATTGGTTCATTAAGCGGACGTTACACTGTATATCGTGACCCATATAGCCCACACTGGTCAATTATCATTGGTCACAAGGGTAAGTCACTTCTTGACACAGGTTACATCTATGCACCATATGTGCCAATGCAGTTGACTCCTACTATGTACAACCCATTCAACTTCGCACCAGTAAAGGGTATTATGACTCGTTACGCTAAGAAGATGGTTAACAACCGTTACTATGGACATGTTCGTGTTGACGGTCTTGTACATTGGTCAATCAATGAGTTTAGATAAATCGCTGACAAAACAGTTTAAAACTATAATAAAAAACCTTGACTACAAATGGTGGTCAAGGTTTTTTTGTTTTGTATAATATTTATATATAAAAAATATATTATGCAATACTTTTACATAACACAAAATAGTACTTTACCAACACTAAGAATGGAACTTATAGAGGATGGAAGGCATGACTTTAATAAATTCCATGAATGCATACAAGGTGCTGATATAACATTTACAATGGTAAATGTTGATACCAATGTTACAAAAGTAGCCAAAAACAAAGCATATATAAAGCTTCGTGAAGGCGATGATTGCACTGAACAGTATATTATATGCTATGATTGGAAAAAACACGATACAAAGGAAGCAGGAACGTTTAAAGGCACATTTGAAATAACTTTTGACCCATCACTTAAAAATGATGAGTATAATTATCCTAGTGGTATATTGAATATGCCAATAAGAGAGTCGCTTTATATAATCATACAATAATTTTTAGTTTTTAATTAATTTTTTTTTTTATTCGTTTATATTTATATATAGTAATACATATATAAATATGAGAAGATTAACGACAAAAGAATGGATTGAAAAAGCTAAAAAAATTCATGGGAATAAATATGATTATTCAAAAGTTAATTACATTAATAACAGTACCAAAATTTGTATAATATGCCCCATTCATGGCGAATTTTGGATGACTCCAACTGCCCATGTTGATGGTAAACAAGGATGCAAAATCTGTAGTGGAAAAAAACTCACAAAGAATATTTTTATTGAAAAAGCTAGAAAAGTTCATGGTGATAAGTATGATTATTCTAAAGTAGAATACATTGATAATAAGACTAAGGTTTGCATAATATGCCCTATTCATGGCGAATTTTGGCAAAAGCCAGTTAACCATTTACGAGGACAAGGTTGCCTTAAATGTGCTAATGAGTATTCCCCATCAACAGAAGAATGGATTGAAAAAGCTAGAAAAGTTCATGGTGATAAATATGACTATTCCAAATCAGTGTATGTTAACACTGTAACTAAAGTGTGCGTAATTTGTCCTAAACATGGCGAATTTTGGATATTTCCAAATAATCATTTAAAAGGTAATGGATGCCCAAAGTGTAAAAAAAGTAAACTTGAAAACATATTAGCATATTATTTAATGAAAAATAGCATAGAATTTACTTATATAAAAAAATTTGACTGGCTAAAAAATAAAAATCCCATGAGTTTAGATTTTTATTTACCAGAATATAATGTTGCAATTGAATGCCAAGGAGAACAACATTTGATTAAAGGTAGAAATTTTACAAATGTGCTACAATTAGAAAATGATTTATTAAAAAATAAATTATGTAAAGAGAATGGCGTAAAATTATTATATTTTGGTTATACACCTATAAATGAAATAAATTGTAACAAAACAATTTACAATAAAAATAATTATTTTACAAATATGGAAGAACTTTATATCGTTATTAGAGAAAAATAAAAGGAGAGAAAGCATCATTTCTCTCCTTTTTCTTTTATAATATCATCAAGTTTCTTTTTCTCTTCTTCTGTGCATAGGTCATAGAATTTTTGATAATTTACTTGCAAGTCATAAATTGAATTTTTCACGTCTTTTAATTCTTTAAATATCCCTCCATAGTAAGCATCAAACTGGTAATAGTTTTTCTTTGTCACTCCTTTGACGATTGCCATATCTCCAGCATTACGATTAATAATGTAATCTCCTTTTTTAAAAATTGGTTCTACCATATCAATTTATCATTAACACATTTTTTATTGCTAGTTTATTTTCAACTTCTTCCAAAGTTTCCCCAAATCTAAAAAAAATTCTCCCTTCTTCTGGATATTCGTCATAGCCATCCAAATTTTCCCATGCTAACGCTATTATACCGTCAGTACAATCTTGAAAACCGAAACAGCAGTTGTCTTGGATTAAATCTAGTTTTATTTTCATTTTAACGATATGGATTTCATAAATATACTCTTCATCTGGTGTTAGTCCATTAACTAGACAACAAGGTTTCTGGTCAAAGTTTTCTCCCCAAAACCCATCAATGTCATTTGTAAAAATAAATTCATATCTGTAATACCCATCTGTTTCTTCGCCAATTAAACGTATGAAGCCTAGTTTTACAATTTCTTCATCTTCCATATTAACTTTCATCTTCTAATTTCTCAATCATTTCTTTAAGTTTGGCTATTTTTTCCTCTTTGGTACTATTTTCTGGAATATAGCACACTTCTTCGCAAGTTATATTATTATCAATTTTTCCTCTATTTTCTTCCGCAATTTTATCTAAAATGCCTATTTTGTCTAGACTTATGATTTGTTTTACTTTTTCTATATCGGTGTTTGCTGTTGGTTTTTCAGTTGTATCTGAGCTTGCTTCATGTTTATATAAATAACGATTAACTAACGGTTTGTCTTTCATTTTTTGAATAATAGCATTAATTCTTTTAACTCCTTCATCGTTACCTAATAAATCGTGGATTTTCTCTTCTGCAACTCTTTCTGCGTCATATGGATTAACATCAATGATGATATTGTTCTCAACTATATATTCTATTTTCTTACCATTTTTATTAGTATATATTTTACCCCTTTCGATAAATAAATTTTCAATATCTTTTAATTCAATTTTAAATTCCATAACATTTCACATTAGTTTTATTATTTTTCATTTTCGCTAACAATTATATTATCTATAATTTCTTGTTTACCCCTTACTTTCTCAAACATTTCTTTATAAAAAGTATCAGAATAAACTTGATAGTAAATAGTTACATTGTTTTTTTGATTAAGCCTATGAATTCTATCTTCTGCTTGCAAATTATCACCACTAACCCATGAAAAACTGTTGAATATGGCAACACGACCAGAAACTAGTGTTAATCCCACTCCAGCTGAATGTATGTTACCTATAAACACCTTGATATTTGGGTCATTCTGAAATCTTTCAACAGCCTCGTTTTTCTTTTTCATGGAAAGCTTTCCGTTGTGATAAACGCATAAATTCCCAAAATGTTTTCTAATTGTGTTCAATTCTTCATCGAATGAACAAAATATGACAACTTTATGTCCTAATTTGATGCATTTTTCAGCGAGTTTGATTGTCTTATCTGTCATAGACTTGGCTAGCCATTGTCGCAGCATAATGCCTTCAGTAATACTCCTATATTTCTCAATGTCCTCTTTACCATGACCTTGTTGTGCTGCCAAATATTCCTCCCATACGCTGTCATATTCTTTTTTCTCTTTTTTAGTTAATTTATAATTTAAAACTTTAATGGTTTTCTTTACGATTTTACCAAAATCGCTTTTCAACCTTCTTAAATAATATGGTTTAACAACTTCTTGCAATTCATCCAAGTGTGAAGAACCATCAGTTTTCCATATTTTTTTACAGTTTTTGTCTAGTATTTCATCCAACTGTTTTTTCTCGTCATCACTTAAATCATACCAACTGTTTTTCTTTTGTTTTCTACAAAATATCGCACTATATGCATCACGTTCTTTTTTGTTGTAAAAAAACTTTCCGTCACAATATCTTTCAACATAATATTTCCAATCGTTTGCCAATGGAGCATCTATAATTTTTAAAATGTTGAAAAAATTAATTGGTCGATTTGTAATCGGAGTTCCTGTTATGGCATATATTCCTTTCGGATTACTTCTATTGAGCAAATCTGATACGATTTTAAAAATACCACTAGTAGTGTTGGAAAGTCTGTGTGCTTCGTCAATTATTATTAGGTCAAACTTTGATTGATACAATTGGCTGTTATCCATTGCTTCTGCGATTACTGATTTTTTTCTAGAGACAACAGTTTTTTCTTTTATAACTTTAACAATTTTTCCATCATCGTTTAGGTTAAGTTCTTTCTTTTTAACTGTTTCTGTTGGCACTTCATAGAAATTTTTCAATATATCATAATTTATGATTGTAAATTTGTTTTCTTTCCATTTACTTCCTTCCACAATAGTAATGTTATCATTTGGTACTAAAAGCCCCAATTCTTTTTTCCATGTCATTTTTACGGAAGCTGGACATATTATCAAAATTTTTTCATATTTGTCCTCCAATGCTGCTACTATTGCCGCCAAGGTTTTCCCACTACCCATTTCGCTTGCTAAAATACCTTTTTTACGGCTTGTAAGGAACTTTACAGCCTCTTCTTGATAAGGATAAAGTACACGACCACTTCGCTCGTTATACGGCTTAAAATCAATTTGTTTCAAATTCCAATCTTCAGATAAAAAATCTGTA